TGTCTTTTTTCTTATCAATCATTGTAGATTTAAATACTTCATCAATTGCTTGTTGACAGGTAGGACAATCATTGTGTGATTGAAAGAAACTTAAATCTTTCTTATGTTTATTACAAGTGTTCTCTAGCTTTGCTTCCATGTTATGAAGTTTTTTATGTTTATCATTTACTTTAGATTCATCTATTACTTCTTTTTGTAGTTCGGCAATCTCTGTTCTAACTTTTCTTATATCTTCTTCATAGTTAGATATATCGGTTATAGATTTATTTAAATCTGCCTTTTTAGAGTCTGCTAAATCTTTACTACGATTGCTAATATCATCAATATATTTTTTCTTATCGTCAATCTTATTATCAACTAACTGATAATTAAAATCTGTTTGTTTAATTAACTCGTCTTGGTTCTTTTGTTTTTCTCTAAATAGTAAATTCATTTTAGAAAATATTTCGATATCTAATATTTCTTCTACCACTTGTCGTCTATGTCTAGCTCGCAATTGCATGAATGGCACAAACGAAGCGTTACCTAATATCACTACTTGAGTAAATGACCTAAAGTTTAGTTTTAGTATTTGTTGTTCTAGATGTTTCTGATAGTCTCTCTGAGCTGCGTCTTGATTTAACATATCGCCATCACACCATATTTCAAATATATTTGGTTTAATACCTCTTATAATCTTATAATCTTTTTGACCTACTGTAAACTCAACTTCAACAATACATTCTTTTTCATTGATAGAATTAATTAACTGGTCTTTCTTAATGCCACGAAATGGTCTTTGAAATAAACCAAAACACAATGCGTCTAACATTGTAGATTTACCTGCACCGTTTTCACCAACAACTAATGTAGTGTTTGCTTTGTCTAAATCTATTTCTATAAATTGTTGGCCTGTACTTAAAAAGTTTTTATATCTTACTTTTTTAAATAATATCATTCTTTAACCTCTGTATCTTGTGCCTCAATATACATTTCTTTAATCATAACTTTTAATTTATCTTTATCTAAATCAACTGGCAACTGGTCAACATAATTATTAACTAGTGTTATTGTATCTTCGGATCCTTCTGCTACATCATCACTCACATTGGTGTGGCTCAAATCAGAATAATCTTCTAGTATTTTTAATTCATGTACACTAATCTCATTATATAATCTATCAAGTAGCCTATCAAACATCTGATGGTCTTTTTTGTTTGCTACAATTAGTTTCACAAACTTTTGATTGTAGTCTGTTATATCAAACTTATCATAGTTTCTATCGGTATCATCATACATAAGTTTTTTAAATATTGTATGTGGGTTTTTGATAAACTCAACTTCTCTTGTTTCAGTATCAAATATATGAAAACCTTTTTGATTATTATAGTCTGACCATGTCATTTCGTATTGACTGCCTAGATAATAAACTTGACCGTCATCATTCTTGTGGTGAAAATGACCACTATATGTTTTCTCAAATCGTGATACAATTGATTTATCATATCCGTGTGTTTGTACCATAGTGTCCATCATTCTAAATCCGTTTAGGTCAAAATGACCCATACAAACATCAGCTTCTGCTGTGTTAAGAATGTGTAAGGACTGTGCTTCATTTTCTGGATTAATCCAAGGCATCATTAAAATTTTAGTGCCATCAAAATCTACTACTTTAGGCTCTTCATAGATAAATGGTTCGTTCACACCATCAGGTGCTGTGCATAATTCTTGAACAGCATTTACTTTATTTGTATTTCGATAGTAGATGTCGTGATTACCTATAAGTATGTGGGTGTCAATCTTATCTTCCCATAATCTATTCATAAACTTATGTCTAAAGTTATGAGCAATTCTATAATTAATATACTTTCTCCTATCAACAATATCACCTAAATGAATAAGTGTTTTTATATTGTTCTCTTTTAAATAAGGAAAGAATACATTGTCATAGAACCTGTAGAAGTATTCATCAAATATATTGCTATCGTTTCTGGCACCAAAATGGGTGTCATTCAATAATGCTATTTTCATATTAGTCTTTTATTCTTTTAAATTTTTTTGTAGATAGTCTAGTAATTGACTTTGATATTGTTGGTCATCCCCTTGTAATTGATCCATCATATTTTCAACACCTGCATTAGCTATTAGTTTAGATTTTATTTGTATTTGTTTCTTTTCTTTCTGTATTCTTCTAATAAATGCGTAATATATTATTTGTGTGAAATATGCAAATGGGTTTTTACTTTTTTCTGGATTAAAATTATTCATATACTGTAAACAGTTTTCAATACCATCGCTAATCATATCGTCTCTAAAAGTATAGTTGATAAAATTCGGTCGGTAAGATAAGTGATTAGCAATCTTTAAAAAACACTCACCAATATAATTCGTAACTACTGGTTTTGTTTTTCCTTGCTTTTCGGCTTTCTCAATCTTCTCCCGATGTTCTATCATCGCTTCTAAAAACTTTTTATTATCTACATAATGTGGTTTTTGTTTTGCTTTTTTCATAAATTTATTATACTACATTTTGTGCTTAAATGCAAGCACTTATACAACTTTTTTTGGTTTTAATTTATTCCTGGTTACTGCTTGACAATCCTAGGAATATGTATATAATGACTATGTAGTCGCCGGGGAGATGCTAAGCGCTAGCGCTAGGTACCTAATGTATAGTTTTAGTAACTGTTTCATCATATAGTAATTCTTCTTCTTCTTTTTCTTTTAATTGATTATCTAAATCTTCAGCAATCTCTAACAGTTTTTCTATTTCTTGAGGAGAGTAGGCTGTTTTTATTTTAGTCTGTTGTACCTTTGACAGTATAACCTCATAATAGTTTGCCAATTCTTTTGCTGCTCTTGAAACAACCACTATCTTATCTTTTGGAATAACAAACATCTTATCATTTGTAAAAGGTATCCAAGGTGCCAAAGTAGAATCATCTTTTAGTCCTTGTTCAGTCATTCTTGGTGTTGTAATTAATTGTAAAGGGTTTTGTATTCGCAAAAACTCCTTATCTAAAGAGATACTTCCAACTAATGTGCAACCGTCTAATAATTTAACTATTCGATAGTCTGTTAAATCGTTTGGGGCCTTTTCTTGTAATTTGTCCATACTAATATTTATCTATTCTTTTAAGTCTATATTGTGCATTTCGTAATCAAATTCCTCTTCGGTATAGATGTTTATCCTTTCTTGAAAATGTTTTAATGTAAAGTTTTCTTTTGACTTATAAGTTAAGTCGTCTGCTATATCATACAAAGTAGCATTTACTTTATTGTCGCCTAATCTTAGACCACGGCCTATACTCTGTAAGTTTCGTATTCTGCTCTTAGAAGGACTAGCAAAGATAATATTATGTAAGTTTTTAATATTAACGCCTGTACTAAATGTTCCATAACTTGCAACGATAATAGCATTCTTTTCTTTTTCTACTATACCTCTTATAGCTTCTCTTTCATCTGCTTCAACACCACCAAAAATATAAAAAACTTTTCGGTCATCATCAGCCTTTTCTTTGATTATCTCATGTAAATTCTTACCATGTTTCTCTACTAACTGAAACAATACCAAAGTGTTACCTTTTAATTTAAGTGCTAGATTACGAATAAAATTTTGCCTTGACTTGCTACTTACTAAGTAATCTATCTCATCTTGATACTTACCACTTGTAACCATCTTACTATTTTCTACCGTGTGTTTCAATATTAAACAACGAACAACTAGGTTAGATAACTGTTGTTTGTCCATAAGTTTTCTTGTAGATGTAACTTTGTTTACGGCACCAAACAATCCCTCTAATACGAGTTTGTGTGTCTGAGCACCATCTAATGTTCCTGTGAGACCAATACGATATTTACAATCTTCAAGTTTTGTCATAATCTCTGTGAGTGATTTAGATTTAAATAGATGAGCTTCATCACCAAATACACAACCAAACTGTTCAAAATATTTCTTAGGTAATTTATATAGACTTTGCCATGTTGATATCAATACTTTCTTGTCTGTCTGATTAGAGTATCCACTATATAATCTATGACAATTTTTCTTTACATTCCAACCGTATGATTGAAAGTCAGAATACATCTGCTCAACCAACGAGGTTGTCGGTACAATCAATAATATTCGATTGTTAGGGGAATCTTTAATTAAGTGAGAATAGTATCGTATTAACGAATATATGATGAATGACTTACCTGACGCTGTAGGACTCAGTAGGAGCGCCCTATTGAACTTTAAACTATGATATATTGCGTCTATCTGATAATCTCTAGCTTCAAATTTTTGACCTAGACTGTTTGAAAACTTCTCAACAATATTTCTGTCTACCTTATTATCTATCTCAACACCCTCTCCTGATACAATACTGTAACCTCTTTCTTCAGCAAAGGCTCTAATGTATGGAAACAATCCAAAGTATATCTCTTTTGTTTTTTGTGAGTATAATCTTATCTTACCATCCCACATACGATTACGGAATGCAGGCATAAACTTGTAGCCTGGTACATAAAATGTAAAGAACTCTGATATTTCTCGTTGAATGTTAGGGTCACAATCAACGGTTACATAGACTTCGTTTTTCTTTTCTATTATTAAAGTATCCATGTCATTATGCTATATCGAATGCCACTAGTAACTTTTTTAACTTCGTGTGGAAACATAAAGTTTGATGGAAAGACAACTGCTGAACCTTTTTTCTTTTCTAAAGGTTCGC